AGGGCAGGGATGTTGTCCGTGGCCTATGGGACGACTATATCGTGCCTATGGAAAAGAATGTCAAGTCCCTCATTCCGAAACAATTTAGGGATAAGCATAAGGATACGCCCATAATCGGGGGGCTCCTTCGTGACCCGGTACGCATTGTCACTCGCGCAGAAACCCCGGAAGGGAAGGTGCTGCAAACGCAATCACTTGAGGGGGAAAGGACGCTCACCAAGTATAGCGATGCGGCAGATGAGACTATTGAGAATGTTGCGAATAATGCCCGGGGGCAGTCTGCTTTCCTGATAGGTGTGCTGGTAGAGAAGGGTGTCCTGCGGTTCAACGTGGGTTCAGCCAGCGTCAAGGCTGCTGCCAAGTCAGCCGATGAATCTCCAAATCTCATTGTTGCCAGTGGGCAGCTCGTCTCTGATGTTTTGGACAGCAAGGGACAGGGCTTGCAGGGCAACTATGTCTTTGATGACGGCGCGCTTGCGGGAACCGATATGTCGTTCAAGGGAAACACGCTGGTTAGTGATGGCTATCAAGGGGTTAGAAGCAGAAATGCCCGGGGGGAGATAGTTGATGCGAACCTTTCGCCCGGATTCGGCGATGTGGTAGAGCGTCTACCCCTATATGAACAGCAACTCAGATCCATCAAGATAGTAATAAACAACGAGACGCGTACTGCCTACGACCTTATATCGGATATCGCACGGTATTCCGCTGAGGCAGAAGATACGCTCGTTGCGTTAGGCATCAACCTCCGTGGAACGGTTAAGGGTGGAACTAGGAAGGTCGTGCAACAGGGTGTCGCACGGGGGGTACTCTATGACGAGGGCGCCCACTATTTTCCCAGAAACCCACTCGGCACTGTTGAGGTGGATAAGATGGGTGTGCCTCAGCTAGTGTTGTCTGAGAAAAGTATGCCTGGCGAGATAACCTTCAATATGACTGGTGGTGGCCGTTGGGGTGTACCCAGCATTAAGGGCAGAGAGTATCTTTCCCAGGCAGAGGGTATGACTCAGGGGCAGTGGTATGCCAACCCCGCTGATGCCCTAGATGACTACATACGCTTCACTGGTGAAAAAGTACGCAATAATGAGATAGGCGAGTTCATAAAGAGCTTCGCGAAAATGAACAAGATGGAATGGGGCACGGCAAAGGACCTCCTGCGGGCATCTGAGTCCTATATGAAGTTTGCGGAGAACTTGGATAACGTCCGCAAGATTATCTATAACAACATGAACCGTCAGAGGAGAACTGGGGTTCGGGCTGATGCGCTGCTAAACGCCGCAAATAATATTATGACTGATATCAGGAAAGAGCTGCGCCTCACCCCCCTCACAAAGTTCCAGGGTACAGCCGAGGGGCTCGAGGAATACTTCTCCTACATGGATAAGAAGTTTGCTAAATGGCGTAAGGACGTCCTGGCTCTTAGGGGCCGTAGGACTAAGAACGTGGAAGAACTGGACAATATATTAAAAGAAGGTGGTCTGTTGGCCAGGGCTGAATCCCACCATGCCCAAGCGCGAGCTGATGTGCTGCGAGGCAAGGGGCAGTTGGGGGGTATGCAGCTCGGCCTTGAAGGGGTGTATTTCCCTCATATCTTCCGCAATGCCATTATGAATGCAGCAGAGGCATCGCTACAGAGGGGCGTCCCACCAGGCGGCCTAGCGGCAATTAACGCGATCCTTCGTATGTTTGGTGCCACAGGCGATGCGAGTGCTATCGGTATACAGGGCAGTGCTGCTCTCTTCAATGATCTGGGGCGGGTGACGCGGGTGACGCGGCTGGCTCCTGGCGGTGCAACGGAGATGAAGATTAACAGGCAGTCTGATTCATGGAAGGCGTTTACCAGCAGCCTGAAGGCCTGGACTTCGGACGGCCCTGATATTGTCGGAGAGTATTTTTACATGGCAGAGCGCAGTGCAATCAGCAACGGTCTGCTGACCCCGGATGAATGGGCCACTGCCGGGCTCGGCATCCTTGCCAATGCCCCTGACTTATATGTCACCAGTGTTGGCAGGAAGATTCCGGGCCTGTCTCGGTTTGACCGGATGTTTACCCAGTATGGGAATGTCCTGCGGCACGGTATTGCAGATGCTGAATTGCAGGTCTTGATGGCCACGACAGGCAAGACGGCCAGAGAGCTGCTGGCTAGTGGTGAGGCTGCTCAGATAGCGGGGTTTGCCAACGTGTTTACTGGGGTTGGGCAACGCAAGTGGGGTGGCAATACAGCCCAGTTCCTTCTCTTTGCACCCCGTTTCTTCCATGCCCGAATGAAGGTGGCCTCGGACGGCCTCCTGGGTGTGTTGCCGTTCACGAACAAGACCCTCCAGAGGCGTATTGCGTCCAAGCAGATGGCGAGGTACATGGGGTTTGCGGCCTCTCTGACGTTTATAATCAACGAAGCCACGGGCAATGAAACGGATATTAACCCGTGGATTCGGGAGGGCAGCACTGGGAAGTGGCACTTCAATCCTAACTTCATGCGTGTCCATGCAGGACCCCTTGATATCAGCTTCTTTGGCCCGTATGACTCGCTATTCAGGATTGCCAGCACCCCGGCATTGGTAGCTATGAACATCAAGGGTGGTCGTGGTGACGAGATACTCCGGGACTTGCGGGGCCTAGTGAGTGCGCCTGTGACCAGCCTGGGGTTGGATATTCTCACCGGGTACAATGCCATTGGGGAGAGGACAAGGCCGGGAGACGAGGATCCCCTTTCCAGTGTGCTTAGCCCTGATATGTTATTGACCGTGGCTGAACACCTCATACCTTTTGCGTGGAATGAGTTTGTGTTTGCGGATCCCGGGAAGCAGTCTCTCGCGGGGCGCTTTGCCGAAGGTGTTAGTGAGGCTAAGGCTGGGCAGGTAGCGGCCGCCGCGGCACAGGCGACACTCGGCTTTATCGGCGCCAAGAGTACCTATGAAACTGTCAGCGAGACGCTTAACAAGGCATACGCCGACATCATGGCGCTGGGGCCGGATGATCCCAGAATACGCGAGATGTTTGGGGTAGATGACGGGCGCATGACAGACAGCCAGCTCCGAGAGCTGTGGGCTGGTGAAGGACGTCGCTGGTGGAACAACTTCATCAATTCTGATGGCGACTTCGACGTGGAGGTTACCGTCCTTCGGGGCCTTTTCTCTGACAGGACTCCGACATGGGAGGATGTGGCCGGTGATGTGCGTAAGAACATACAGAAGGCCATCAGGGGGGGGCGCTTCCAGGAGATAATGACAGCGGAGGAACTGACAACGATTGAGGACCGTGTCCTGGAGCGCATGAAGAATAGCGCTTCCGACTATTCAAAATACGCGTTAATGAGGGATGAGCGAATCGACAAGGGCCTGCTTTCCCTACAGAACTATGAGGCTGAGTCCCTCGCTCCAGGAGGATATCTTGCCAACGGGCAAATCTCTGATTTTATAGGGGAACAGAACGAGAGACGTAAGACGACATCTCTGAGACTTAGGAACCTGACGAGTTCCGAGGGTGGGTTCCCGAACCTAACGGAGGAGCTGTTCGAGTTCAGCCGTGACACGGCCCTCGGTAACCTATCTACCTTTGACAAAGATATCTTTGACAGCGCACAGGCGTGGTATTACACGCTACTCTATCCAGGGGAGGATGCCAAGGGGCCTGATGGTAAGCCGATACTTGGGCCAGACGGGAAGCCCATAACCAACATCGTGAATACTGAATCAGGCCGTGTGAACTGGGATGCGCGAGAGCAGCGCCTGGAGATGTGGGAAGAGGTGATGAAGGAGAGGTTCCCGTCCCTGAACGAGGCAAGGATTAAGAGCTACCGCCTGCGCCTGGAGGAGCATCAGAAGAAGGATGCCCCTCCGATTACGGGACTGTTGATGGATATGCAGGACGAGATTGGTTCATCGGGTTACTACGATATACGGAAGGGCATACTGGAGGAGCGCCTCTCCAAGGACCCTGTTCTGGCCGAGCAACAGAGAAAGAAGTTTGAACAGTGGGAGGATGCAGAGCCTAAAATGAAGGGTAGCATCGAGGACTCGACGCCGTGGATGCAGGCCATTGTCAACCGCTATTCTTCTGCGCGCCTGAAGTTCTTTGTGGCAAACCGCCATATAGAACCTATGCTGATGGTTGTTTCATCCCGTGAGATGACACCACGGGCTTCAGATTCCCGAAGGATACACAATGTCCTTGAGCTGGTACGTCGAGGCCGCCACAAAATAGATGATATGCAGGGATTCCTGGTGGCCGTAATGAACATACGGACATCCCCGGAGGATATAGAGCAATACATGAGGCGCTAAACGAGTGTCACTTGACAAAGCGCGAATACATAGAGGAGACTAGATAAGGAGTTTGGAAATGGTTACACCACTAGATGCTGTGGAACAACAGCCCCAAGTAGTAGAGGTCGATGACTCTGACGATAACAATGATGTTAGCGTCGAGCAGGAGGCGCCCGCTGAAGTAGGGGACTCCCCTCCTGACGCATCGCCCCCAGTTGAAGCACCGGCACCCCCGGTTGACAGCGCTCCAAGCACCCCGGTCAGCACTATGCCCCCTCAGCAGCCAGTGATGGCTCCCGAGGAGATCAATGAGCTGTCCCGGCGTAGACAGGCTGATTCCCAGAGACAGTGGGAACAGCAGGTTATGCAGAAGGCAAAGCAGGTTGAGCGCAGGGCCCAGGAGCAGGGCGTTGACCCGCAAACCTCAAGGCAGGTTGCGCGTCAGTATGTCACACATCAGAAGGAACTGAAGGACCAGGAATCAAAGGCTATGGACCTCATAGGCTTTGTGGAGGGCAGGCAGAACGCTGCCCTCCATTTCGCTCTTCAGAACAAACTGCTTAACAAGCAGGCGCTCGAGGACATTCGGACGTTACTCAAATTTAGATCCCCACAGGAGATGGAGCTAGAGGCCAAGCGTATGTCCCAGCTCCGCTCACAGGCTGCTGAGATCTCACAGCTCAAGCAGGGTCGTGTTGCGCCACAGACCTTCGACAATAGTCAAGGCGCTGCGGAAGCGTCATCCAATGACCAGCGCCTCCTGGATGCATATAACAATGGGGATAGGTCAGATGCAGCAGTGAGAGCTGCGAGAAGATTAGCACTGGGAACATAAAGGAGGTAGGTTATGGCACAGACAGCCACAACGGGTAATCTAGAAAATGCTCAAAGAATTATTCTGGCAGCGGCCAGGTACACTGAGGAGCATAACGCTCCGGCTCTTGCTCTCATAGAGCAGTTCAAGCTGCCGAAGGGTTCAAAGCAGGTAACGGTCCCCAAGGTGGGGCAGATGACGATGAGTGACCTTGTTGATGGACAGGACATCGTTGACGAGGAAGACATTGGGATGACCACGGTAGACCT